GGGTCGGGCGTCCGCGAAAGTTGACTAGGCAATCGGGTGGGGTGGTGTTAACACCTGGGGCCGTGTTACGGGGGGGCGAAAGTCCGGCCGTAACACCGGGCGAGCCGCTGTCGTTGCGGGCCTATGCCAGGCACCGCGGGACCTCGGCGACCGCGGTCTTCCGGGCGATCCAGTCGGGCCGGTTGAAGGCCTCGCTCGTCACGGACGCGAAGGGGCACCAGAAGATCCGGGACGCGGCCCTCGCCGACCTCGAGTGGGCGGCGAACACCGACCTGACGGACGCGCCGAACGCCGTCAAGGAGAAGGCCCGCGTCCTGCTGCAGCAGATCGACCAGGCCCGCCCGTCGGCGGCGCCGGCCGCGGTGGCTGACGTAGCACCGGTACCGAGTGGGCCGATGGACGTGCTGCCGCCAGCGTCGTCGGCCGCCGCAGATGCTGGCGACCCTGGCTTCACGATGCCGTCGTTGGTCGAGGCGGCCGCGGCCGAGAAGTACTGGAAGGCGAAGCAGGCTGAGCTCGACTATCAGGTCGCCACGCGCGAGCTCGTGCCGGCCAGAGAGATCGAGCAGCGCCTGGTCGACACGTTTACGCGGTGCCGCACGAAGCTGCTCGGGATCACGAGCAAGACGAAGTCGGCCCTCCCGCACCTGACCCACACCGACGTGGTGACGATTGACCGTCTCGTGCGTGAGGCTCTCGAGGACCTGGCCACGTCGGACACGACCGACGCGGGGACGGCCGCATGACATCCGCGCAGGCGGTCAGCATCGACGCACTGCTCGCCGGCGCGATGCAGTCCTGGAAGCCCCCGCGGCGGCTGCGACTCTCTGAGTGGGCGGACGAGCACTTCTATCTGTCGGCCGAGTCCGCCGCCGAACCTGGGCGGTGGCACACGCTGCCGTACCAGCGCGGGATCATGGACGCCTTCACCGATCCGGCGGTCGTGCAGGTCTCGATGATGAAGAGCGCGCGCATCGGGTGGACAAAGTGTCTGAACGCGACCGTCGCGTTCTACATGCACCAGGACCCGTGCCCCATCATGGTGGTCCAGCCCACGATCGAGGACGCCGAGGGCTACAGCAAGGAAGAGATCGCGCCGATGCTGCGCGACTGCCCCGTGTTGGCCGACATCATCCCCGAGGTGAAGACGCGGGACTCGAACAACACGATCCTGCTGAAGCGCTTCCCGGGCGGTTCGCTGTCACTGGTCGGGGCGAACAGCGCGCGCGGATTCCGTCGCGTGTCGCGTAAGGTCGTGCTCTTCGACGAGACCGACGGGTATCCACCGAGCGCCGGCACGGAAGGCGATCAGATCCAGCTGGGCATCCGCCGCACCGAGTACTACTGGGACCGGAAGATCGGCGCCGGCAGCACGCCCACGGTCGCTGGGCGCAGCCGCATCGAGCAGCTGTTCTACGCCGGCGACCAGCGGCGGTACTACGTCCCGTGTCCGCACTGCGACGGGATGCAGGTGCTGCGCTTCCCGCATTTGAAGTGGCCGAAGGGCAAGCCGGAAGCGGCGGTCTATGTCTGCACGGTGTGCGGGGCTGAGATCGAGCACAAGCACAAGCAGGCGATGGTTGCGGCGGGTGAGTGGCGGCCTGGTCCGCACCCGCAATTCCCCGACGTGCCGTCGCCGCCACCGTTCGCCGGACACGTCAGCTTCCATCTCTGGGCGGGCTACAGCTCCTCGCCGAACGCGACATGGGGGCAGCTCGCGAAGGAGTTCGTCGAAGCCAATGGCAACGGCGTCGAGCATCTCAAGACGTTCGTCAACACGGTCCTCGGCGAGCCGTGGTCCGAACGCGGCGACGCGCCGGAGTGGGAACGGCTGTATCAGCGCCGCGAGTCGTATCCGATCGGCTCGTGTCCGATGGGCGTGCTGTTCCTGACCGCCGGGGTCGACGTGCAGAAGGATCGATTCGTCTTTGAGATCGTCGGATGGGGCCGCGACAAGCGATCCTGGTCGATCGACGCCGGCGTCATCCCCGGCGATACGTCGGATGAATCCGACCGCGGGCCGTGGCCGCAGCTGAACGCGTTGCTCGCGCGCACCTATCGTCACGCGTCGGGCGTCGAGCAGTCACTCTCGATGCTCGCGATCGACAGTGGCTTCAACACGCAGACCGTCTACGGGTGGGCGCGCCGGCATCCGATGTCGCGCGTCATCGCGGTGCGCGGCGTGCCGACGGCGCACGTGCTGATCGGATCGCCTTCACGCGTCGACGTGCTGCTCTCAGGTCGACGGGTGAAAACGGGTTACAAGGTCTGGCCGATCGCCACGAACCTGGCGAAGAGTGAGCTGTACGGATGGCTGGCGCTCAACCCACCAACCAGTGAGGCGCTCGCCGAAGGCCGTCCGTTCCCGCCGGGGTTCTGTCACTTCCCGGAACACGGTGAGGAGTACTTCAAGCAGCTCACCGCCGAGCAGCTCGTCAGCCATCGGTCGCACAAGGGCTACACCACGTTCGCGTGGGAGCTGATTCCTGGTCGCGAGAACCACTACCTCGACGCGCGGGTCTACGCGCGGAGCGCCGCCGCGGTCGTGGGGCTCGACCGCTTTCGTGAGAGTGACTGGGCGACGCTCGAGCGCGGCCTGGGGATCGAGCCGCCTCCGGCGGCGCCCACACCACCGCCGCCGGCCGCACCGCCGCAAATTCCGACCGGGCGAAGCTCCTGGTTGAAGCGGCGCGACGGCAATTGGCTGAAAGGCGGGCGATGATGCGACGTCGAGGCGGCCGTCGAGCGGAACCGCGCATCGTGGACCCGGCGACGCATCCGCGCAAGCGCGTCGGCCTGCGTGTCGCGGCGCTGTTTCTGGACGTCGACGAGCGCACGATGCGGGCACGGATTGAGACCGGTGAGATTCCGGCGTGGCGCGACGGACGTGTCTATCGGATCGAGGTCTCGGACCTCGTGCGCTATCGCGCCAGAAGGGTCGGCTGGGGGATCTGTTCGTGCGGGGTTGATTCAAAGCCGCAGATAAACGTGGTGCCCAACCAGCCCGTCTACTGCAGTCGATGTGGGTGTCGAGTGATGATGGTTCCACGTGCAACGGCATTAAAGACATAAGACACATCATCGGTAACGTGTGAACGGACACCGCTGGCATGCTGTTGCGGGCCCCACACCCCCCAGATGCCGTGGACCTCCTCTGATGTCGACACGTTGAAAGCGGCGATCGCGGCAGGCCGCGGGGCGCGCGTCATTGCCTTCGGCGACCAGAGCATCACATTCCACAGCGTGCCAGAAATGTTGCAGCTGCTTGCGGTGATGCAGGCCGAAGTGGCCGCGACCACCAACGGTGGCACCCCGCGCACCCGCTACGCGTCCGTCGGTAAGGGTGTCTGAGCCGTGGCTGCCCTGCGCGAGCACTGGATCGACCGCCTCACCGCGCCTGTCGCGCCGATCTGGACGTTGCGGCGCCAGCGCGCGCGCACGGCGGCCGTGCTCCTGCGCCACTACGAGGCCGCCTCTGGCGGCCGCCGCACTCAGAACTGGTATCGCGCCAACGCCGACGCGAACGCCGTGCTCGGTCCGGCCCTGTCGCACATCCGCGCGTCGGCCCGTGACCTGGTGCGCAACAACCCGTACGCCGAAAGCGCCCTCTCGACCATCGCCGATCACGCCGTAGGCTGGGGCATCGCCGCCAAGCCCGAGCCGAAGAACGCGCGCGTCGAAGAGGTGTGGAAGTCATGGGCGGACAGCACCGCGTGTGACGCCGACGGTCGCCATGACTTCTACGGGCTGCAGAAGCTCGTCATGCGCACGGTCGTCGAGTCCGGCGAGGTCCTGGTGCGCCGCCGCATCCGGCGCGTCGAGGACGGCTGGCCGCTGCCCGTCCAGATTCAGGTGATCGAGCCGGACTATCTCGACACCAGCAAGGATGCCGAGCTGTCGAACGGCGGCCGCATCACGCACGGCGTCGAGTTCGACGTGCTCGGCCGCCGCGCCGCGTACTGGATGTTCCGTGAGCATCCCGGCTCTGCACGCATGACGCAGTCCGGCGTCTCGCACCGGGTGCCGGCGAGCGAGGTCCTGCACGTCTTTCGCGGCACGCGCGCGGGCCAGGTGCGGGCGGCCTCGTGGTTGGCGCCGGTGCTGCTGCGGTTCAAGGACTTCGACGAGTTCGAGGACGCGACGCTCATGAAGCAGAAGATCGCCGCATGCCTCGCGGTGATCACCAGTGACGTCGACGGATCGGGCCCCGCCCTCGGCACGGCCGACGATACGGCAACGCCCGCCGTGGACTCGCTCGAGCCCGGCATGATCCTCAACGTGCCGCCTGGTCGCAACATCAGCGTGGTGAGCCCACCGGCGACGAACGGCGAGTATGGGCCCTACGCGCAGTCGGTCCTGCGCGCGATCGCGACCGGCATCGGCGTGACCTATGAGGACCTGACCGGCGATTACACGAACATGCCGTTCTCGGCGGCCCGGATGTCGCGACTGCGGCACTGGTCGCGCGTGGAAGACTGGCGCTGGCGGATGCTGATCCCGCAGTTCTGCATCCCGGCGTGGGGCTGGGCGATGGAGGCGGCCCGGGTGCTCGGGCGCGTCGACGGCGCGCCTGGCGTGCGCTGGAGCCCGCCCCCGATGCCGATGATCGAGCCCGACAAGGAAGGCCTTGCGTATCAGCGGAAAATCCGGAACGGGCTACAGAGCCTGCCCGAGGCGCTGCGCGAGCTCGGCTACGAGCCGGACGAGGTCTTCGACGAGATGGCCGAGACGAACAAGACGCTCGACGCGCTCGGCCTCATCCTCGACAGCGACCCGCGCAAGATGACGCAGGCCGGCCAATTACAGGGAGCGGCGAAGCCCGACGACACCGGTGCGCCCCCTGACGCGGAGGAGACGGAGCCGTGATCGAGCGCAGCGATCGCACCAACGACGTGCCGCCGCCGAACATGCTGCCGTCCCGCCAGCGCGTCATCCTCGAGGTGATTCGCGAGTACTGCGCTGCCACGGGTGAGGGCTGCTCCGCGAGCTATCTCGCGCGCCGCCTGCGCGTCGATCACTCGACGGTGCGCGAGCACTTGGAGGCCCTGCACCGTAAGGGCTGGCTGCGTGCGCCGAACTCGCCCGCGTTGCCGCGCCAGCGCTGAGAGCGCCCCCCTAAAAGATCGGGTACCCCAAAATATAGGGGGTCTGACTCGACCGCGCGCCGTCGACGCTAGAACGCGTGATGCGTGCCACGGTGACGACGATCGACATGCCTGCGCTCGACATGCGCGCGGACGTCGGGTCCGTCAACTCCGAAGCGCGCACCGTTGAACTAATCTTCTCCACCGGGGCCGCCGTCGAACGCTATGACTGGTGGACCGGCAAACGCTACCGCGAGGTCCTCTCGCTCGACCCGAAGCACGTGCGCCTCGACCGCTTGAACAGCGGCGGTCCGCTGCTCGATTCGCACTCGGCGTTCTCCGTCGGCGACATCCTCGGCACCGTGGTGCCTGGTAGCGTCCGGCTCGAGAAGAGCAAGGCCCTCGCGACGGTGCGCTTCAGCAAACGGACGTCAGTCGAAGAGATCTGGCGCGACGTCGCGGACGGCATCATCCGCAGCGTGTCCGTCGGCTACCGCGTCCACAAGTTCGAAGAGGACGCCAGCCGCGACAACAAGATCCCGACCCGTACCGCGATCGACTGGGAGCCCTTCGAGGTCTCGATGGTGCCGATGCCGGCTGACGCCGGCGCCAAGGTAAGGAAGGGCGATAAGGGCAGCACCAACCCGTGCGTGATTCGTGTCCCCATCACCGACGCGGATCGGTCCCGACGACTGCAGCTCGCGCACGCGCGTGCGCGATGAGGAGAGAGAACCCATGTTGAAGAGCCTTCGCAAGACTCGTGCGCAGCTGGTGCGGGACGCCGAGCAGCTCCGGAAGGACGGGGCCTTCCCGGACGACGCGGCCCGTGAGGCGTTCGACGCCAAGATGACGGAGGTCGAGCGGCTCGACGAGCAGATCCGGCGTCTCGAGGCGGCCGGCGAGCGGGACGACGACGCCGAGGGGGGGAGCGGTCCGGCGCCCGCGCCCGCTCCGTCGCCGGCGTCCGACGCGGCCCGCGCCGCGGGTGCCACGGCCGAGCGCGAGCGTATCACGGGCATCCACGAGGCCGTGCGCCTGGCGAAGCTCGATCCCAGCATGGCCGACGACATGGTGAAGCGCGGCATCACGCTGGATGCGGCCCGCGCGGAGATTTTCAGGAAGCTCGCGGCGACGAGTGATGAGACCGCGCCAAGGCCTGGTGGCGGCGTGAGCTTCGGTGAGGACGCTCGCGACAAGTGGTTGCGCGGCGCGACCGCCTGGCTGCTCGTCCGGTCCGGCATGGCCGCACTGGTCGCGAAGCACGAAGGTGTCGCCGTCGACACGCTGGCCCCCGGCGAGTTTCGCGGCCTGTCACTGCTCGACTTGGCGCGCGAGTCCCTGGTGCGTGCGGGTCAGACCGTGCGCGGCCTCGACAAGATGACGCTCGCCGGCCACGCGATGGCGTTCCGCGCGAACTACCAGACCACCAGCGACTTCGCCACCCTCCTCGAGAACACGATGCACAAGGTGCTGCGTGCCGCGTACGGCATCACGCCGGACACGTGGTCGCGGTTCTGCGGGACGGGCACGGTGTCGGACTTCCGCACGCACAACTGGTACCGCTGGGGCGCGCTGACGGAGCTGGACGCGCTGAACGAGGTGGGCGAGTTCAAGAACAAGGCGATCCCGGACGCCGAGAAGGCGACCTACAGCGCGGCCACCAAGGGCAACATCATCGCGATCTCTCGCCAGGTCATCGTCAACGATGACATGGGGGCGGTCGTGCGGCTCACCGAGATGCTCGGGCGCGCCGGCAAGCTCACCATCGAGAAGGCGGTCTACACGCTGCTGAACCTGAACAGCGGCCTCGGTCCCACGCAGAGCGACGCACAGCCGCTCTTCCACGCCAACCGGTCGAACGTCGGGACCGGCGCGGCGCTCGCCGCGGCGGCCCTGGATGCCGACCGCGTGGTGATGGCACAGCAGCTCGACCCGAACGGGCAGGACTACACCGACCTGCGTCCGGCGATCCTCCTGGTGCCCGTCGGTCTCGGCGGCCAGGCGCGCGTCATCAACGAGTCACAGTACGACCCCGACACGGTGGCCAACAAGTCACAGATGAAGCCGAACATCGTCGCCGGCCTCTTCCGCAACATCGTCGACACGCCGCGGATCACCGGCACGCGTCGCTACCTGTTCGCCGACCCCGCGATCGCGCCGGTCATCATGGTGTCGTTCCTCGAGGGCCAGCGTGAGCCGGTGCTCGAGACGAAGAACGGCTGGAACGTGGACGGCGTCGAGATGAAGGCCCGTCTAGATTTCGGTGTCGACGTCGTGGACTACCGCGGCGCGGTCACCAACGCCGGCGTGTAACGAAGACGCCGTCCCGCTCGACGGCGCTCTACCAGCGCGGTACCGGGGTCCCCTCGCCCCGGCCGCGATCGTGGAGTCAGAAGGCCACCGCGGGCCCTAACGCGGGTAGGAGAGACACTTCATGGCGAGCAACTACATTCAGCCCGGCAAGTCCCTCGACCTCACCGCACCGACCGGCGGCGTCACGACCGGTGTGGGTGTGCTCATCGGCAACGTCTTCGCCATTGCGCTGCAGACCATCGCCGCCGCCCTCGGGTTCTCGGGTGGCACGATCGGCGTCTGGAGCATGGCGAAGACCAGCGCGCAGGCCTGGGTCGTCGGCGAGAAGATCTACTGGGATCCGACGAACAAGCGTGCGGATAACGTGGCCACCGCGGGCTTCCGGCGCATCGGCGTGTGTGTCGCGGCCGCGGCGAACCCCTCGAGCACAGGCAAGGTGCGACTCGACTTCGCCATCGGACCGATCCAGAGCGCGGAAGCGTTGCCGGCGGCCGCGTCGAAGAATACGGCTGGTGGCGTCACGCTGACCGCTGCGGAGCTGCTCGGCGGGATCGTCGTCGCCGACTGCGCCGGCGCCGGCCGGACGTACACGCTGCCCACGGCCGCCCTGCTCGTCGCGGCCATGCCTGGCGTCCAGGTGGGTGACATCGTGCGCTTCCTGCTCGTCAACGGGTCCGACGCTGCCGAGGCGATCACGCTGGCGGCCGGGACCGGTGGCGCGTTCGACGCGAACCAGACGGCGGCGTCGCGCACCGTCGTGCAGAACGACTCGAAGTTCGTGCATATCCGGATCACAAACGTGACCCCGTCGTCCGAGGCGTACGTCGTCTACGCGTAACGACCGGCCATGTTCTGGCCGATCCGCGCGCTGGCGCAAGACATCGGGTTCGCCGTGCACGGGGTGCCGGCGACCCTGACCAAGCCGCACCCCGACGACGACGTCGTTATCAGCGCGACAGCCGTCTGGGTCCAGCCGCTCGATGAGCAGGACCCGTTCGGCCAGCAGCTGAAACGGCGCGAGCCCCGCAAGGTGCTCGCCCTAAAGCGCGACGCGGTCGGCACAGAGGTGCCCCGCGGGACCGTCATCGTGGCGCCGGAGCGCACCGGTGATGCCGCGAGGACCTGGCGGGTCGAGGGGCTGGATCGGGTCGAGGTCGACCTGGTCCGCGTCATCGTGACCCCACAAGCGAGCGACACATGATCTCACTCGAACTGGACGGCTACGACGCGCTCAGAGGGGAGCTCGAAGAGTATCCCAGGCGGGCGCAGCGCACGCTGATCCGCGGCCTCAACCGCGGGATCGGCGCGGCCCGGACGTTCCTGGTGAAGGAGATCGCGCGCGACACCGGTCTGAAATCGGGCGACGTGCGGAGCAAGCTGTTCCTGCGCGAGGCGACGGCATCACTCCCGGTCGCCAGCCTGGCCGCGAGCAAGAAGCGGCTGCCGCTGATTCTCTTCGGTGCGCGAGGCCCTGAGCCATCGCGCGGCAAGGGCCGCGGCGTGTCGTATCGGCTGCCGGGCGGGCGTGGACGAGCCCCGCACGCGTTCCTCGCGACGATGCGGAGCGGGCACCGCGGTGTGTTTGCGCGGGTCGCACGAGGGCGCCTCCCCATCCGCGAGCTGCGCGGGCCCTCGCTGGGTCGCGTCTTCGCCAAGTTTCGGCCCGACGCGATCGCGCGCGCGAACGCCGTCGTCCTGTCCACCCTCCAGCACGAGATCGCCCGCGTGCAGGCTCGGAGCGCCCGTGTCGCAGCCGATTGAGTTCCTGGTCGTTCGCAGCCTGCAGACGGCGCTGCAGGGCATTCGTCGAGGGGTGGGCGACTACCACTTCACGGTGGCCGCGTCGGCCGTGAAGCTGGACCCGAACCAGGCGGCCGAGGACCTGCTCGCGCCGGACGGCCCGCGGCCGTTCGTGCTGCTCGAGCTGCTCGACGAGGAGTGGGACCACAGCGGGTCCGACCAGCAGCTGAATCTGGTGCTGCCGGTGCGCATCCACTGGGTGAGCGACAGCCGACTACAGTCCGCTGGTCTCGGCACCCCGACGGACGACAGCGACATGCTCGAGACGTTCTACAAGGGCTGCGCGGACGTCGAGACGGCGATCCTCAAGGACGTCACACGGGGCGGGGTGGCGACGTCTACGCACATCGTGCGGCGGACGCTCGACACGACCGTCGAGGGGTTGCAGGTGTGGGCCGCGATCGACGTCCGCGTGCGCATCTCGCGCACGGCGGGTCTGCCGAACGCCGCGTGAGGAGCGGATGCGACGCGCCACCTGTCACAGCGGGGAGTTCGCGGTGCTCGGCACCAAGGAAGGCGTCCGTATCGCGGCCGGCTGGAGCGGGGATCTCGACCTGGTCGTCGGCGTCAACGGGGACGGTTCGCCGTTGACGCTCGGGGATGCGCTGGGTCCGCACGTGGCCACGCACTTCGAGCTCGACGAGCCCGCGGCGAAGAAGCGACCGACGAAGCCGGCCACGCCGGCGAGTGAGGAGTAGCGACCATGCTGCAGCTTGGACGACAGGGGCAACTCTACGGCATCGAAGAGGTGACGTACGGCACGATCCCCGCGATCGCGGCCAGCAACGCCGTCCGGCACCGCAACTTCACGCTGACGTTCGACAACAAGAACAAGCGATCGACGAACGAGAAGCGGCAGTCGCCCTTCGAGAACGTCTCGATGCGCAGCGACACGCGGAAGACGGGCGAGTACAGCTACGAAGGCCTGCTGCGGCCGTCGGGCACGCTGAACACGCTCCCCGAAGTCGATTTCATGCTCAAGGCTGGCTTCGGGGCCCGCACCAACGTCACGCTCAGCACGACCGTGAGCGTCGGCACCGGGGCGGTGAGCGGCGCGACGCTCGCGTCGACCACGGGCTTGGCCGTGAAGGACTTTGTCCTCATCACCTGCCCCGACGGCAAGAAGCGGCTGCGGCAGATCCTGACGCTGCCGGGTGGCGGCGTGGTGACCTGGGCGCCGAACCTGCCGAGCGGTCAGCAGCCGGCCGACGGCGCCGCCGTGAAGGGCTGCGTGACGTACAAGACGATCAGCGCCGGGCTGCCGTCGCTGTCGTTCGCGCACTACCTGAAGAAGACCGATGGATCAGCCGGACTGATGCGCGCGGCGAAGGGCTGCGCGCCGAACGTGCTTGCGTTGTTGTTGGACGCCAACGACGATGTCCGCATCCAGTTGTCGGGCCCGTGTAAGGAAGTGGTCGACCCGCCGTCGCAGCCCGGCGGTTTCACGATGGTGGGATCGACGCCGGCGTCGATTCAGACCGGTGAAACCTTCATTGGGAACACCGCGATCAAGTTCCTGACCATGCAGTTCACGCTCAACAACGGGCTCTGGCTGCGGATGGACGAGTACGGCGAGACGGCCGCGACCGAGATGATTCGCCGCGAGCCGCCCACGCTGACCGTGCAGCTCAACACGCGCGCCGAAGACGAGGCGACGCTCTATGACCTGACGGAGGCCGGCACCAACGCCGCCGTCTTCCAGCAGACCGACTTCACCGAGGGCCGCTGCATCGCCGTCCGCGCGCCCCAGGTGGAGTTCAAACCGCCGTCCACGGATGACCCGATGCAGGAAGTCAAGTGGGACTACTCCGGCATGGGGCTCGAAAGCGCGGACGGCGCGCTCGACGCGATCTACGTGGCCCTCGGGTAAGACCCCTGACGACGCGCGCGGGGTGGTCGCGCGTCCCCACAATCTGACGTCGCACACGGGTGCGTGCCCCGGCGTGTCCTGGCCGAAGGGGCGCGCACCCTCCCGCACCGCGGCGTCTCTGATGAGTGCTCTCGGCAGGTTTGTAACACGGGCGTCCCGCGCGCCCGCACTCGAAGGAGACGCATGGCCGACCAGGAATTCAGGATCAAGAGCTACTACGACCGGACCATCAGCATCGACGACGATGCGCAGGGCGGCGTGGCCCGCCTGCCGATTCGGATTCGACGCTTCACGCTGGATCAGCTGCAGGCGTTCTCCGCGGGGCTGAAGCGGTGTGAGAACCGCGCGGCCGATCGCTATTTGTCGCGCAAACCGGACGAGGATGAGCAGGCCCGGGTACCCCTGAGCCATCAAGGCACCGTGATCCAGGTGTACGCCGTGCCGGACGTCGAGATTCGCCGGCGGCGGCTGCTGGAGATGTCCGACGCGGAGCGCACGGCGTTCGAGCAGGCCGATGCGGAGGACGAGAGAGTGATCGCGGCCTTCTACGCGTCGGTCATCACCGACTACGTGTCGGTGCAGCCCGGGGTCCGGCTGCTCTTCGAGGATGCCGCAGGCCAGACGCGGCCCCTCGCCACGGGAGCCGATCTAGTGGCGGGCTTGGCTGGCAACGCGTCGGCGCTCGCCGCGCTTGTGCGGGCCGTGCGGGAGGAGAACACGCTGTCGCCCGAGGAAAAAAAACGCTTGCGGTCGTCGCCCGATTTGATGCGTTCCTCGACCGGGCCGGACCGGACAGCAAATGGGGGCGGACCGGGCGCGACTGTCGCGCCTGTCAACGGGAAGGACTCTGCGGCGAGCGCGCCTGCGTCGGACCTGACCGGGCCGATCCCGTCTGGGTCGACCGTGATGTAGCGCTGCACCGGTGTCCGGTGCGGCTCTACACGGCCGCGGTCGAGGAAGTGTTGTGGTGGTTTCGCTGGACACACCAGTTACAGGTGTGGGGTGGCGTGGTGCGATGGGAGCGTACGTCGCTGCCGTGTGAGGGCGGGCTGAATCACCAGCCCGCCAAGCTGATGGAGTCGCTGGCGTGGTTACGCGAGCACGCGAACGTCGTGCTGCTGCCGCGCCAACAGAATCGACGACACGATGGCTGACGAAGAAGTCACAATCGTCCTGAGAGGCAAGAATCTCTCGACGCCGCAGTTCGAAGAGGCCCGCCGCCAACTGGCGGGTTTCAAGGACTCCGTCAAGGACACGTCCGGGCAGGTGAGCGGCCTTGGTGGGATCGTGAAGACCGCCGTCGGGACGATGACGGGATTCATTTCGGCGCAGGCCATCCTGGGCGCGGTGAGCGGCGCGTTCTCGTTCGCCAAGAGCGCGGCGATCGATATGAACGCGTCGCTCGAAAAGAGCACGCTGCAGTTCGCCACCCTCATGGGTGATACGGCGCGCGCGGAGCAACACGTCCGGTCCCTCTTCAACTTTGCCAAGTCAACGCCCTTCGAAACCGGTCCCGTCATCGAGGCGTCGCGGCACATGCAGACGTTCGGCGGCGATGCCCTGAATACGATGGACAATCTGCGGCTGCTCGGCGATGCGTCCGCCGCGACGAGCGCCCCGATCGAGGATCTCGGCTTCTGGGTGGGCCGCATGTATGCCTCGCTGCAAGGCGGGCAGCCGATTGGCGAAGCGACGATGCGCCTCATGGAGCTCGGCGTCCTGACGCCCCAGACGCGGGTGCAGATGGAGGCCTTGGCGGCGTCCGCCGGCGGCGGGGAAAAAGCGTTCTCCCTGTTTCAGGCGAGCCTCGGCAAGTTCAGCGGCGCGATGGTGACCCAGGCGAACACCTGGGACGGTCTGATGTCGTCAATCTCCGACGCAATCAACATCACGCTGGCGGATGCGCTTAAGCCGTTTTTCGACGCCGTCAAGGAGGGCGCGCAGATCGTCCTGCATGCTCTCGGCTCTGAGGGGATGTCTGGTGCAGCTGAGGGGCTCAAGAGGACACTGGCCGCAGTCTTCTCGCGGGATAACCTGCTTGGCTTTCTCGATGGGTTGCTTGGCCTGGGGAGTGTGGCGCTGACGACCTTCGACGTCGTCAATCGTGCGGCCAACAGCCTCGGTGTGGTGTTCTCGACAGTGTTCTCCGGCGTCCTTCGGGGCGTTCAGGCAATGGTTGACGGGTTGCGGGCGGTTACCAACGCCGCGAGCTATGTCGATCCATCTGGCGGATTCGAGAGGACGACCGAAGCGCTCGACCGCGCCAGTCAGTCCCTTGTAGGCCTTCGCGGCAGATTTGAAGAAGTGCAGTCCTCGACACTAGAAACGGTGAGAGGGCAGGGTGTCTTTACTCGGGTTGTTGTCGACGGCAAGGCTGCGATCGAGGCGATGCGCGCGGAACTTGGACGCACGACGGTCGCGACCAACGACCAGACCCAAGCAACGGTGCGCGCCCGGCCGGCGCAAGAGAAGAGCGTCGTGCTCACCAAGGAGCAGACGAAGGCACTCAAAGAGGCGGCAGAGGCGGCCAAAGCCTTCGCCGCCTCCGTCGACTTCTTCGGCACGCGTCTCGACGCGTTCAACCACAATGCGCTCCAGCCTTACGCGGCGGGTCTGTCAGACGCCGCCGCGAAGGCAGACATCTTCGAAGCGACACAGCCGGTGCTCGCGTCATCGGCCACTGTTGCCGCCCGCGCGATCGAAGAGGCGTGGAGAGCGACGGGGAAGTATGTGCAGATGACGGGGACGGCCGTCAATCAGACCGGGCTCTTGAGCGGCGTCTTCAACAATCTCGGCCAGAACATCCTGGGCGCGTTTCAGGGGGGCGGCAACGTCGTCAAGTCAATCGGGTCTGACATTGGGTCGCGGCTCGGCGCCAACCTTGTGAAGAACTTCGGCACGAAGATCACGGGGGTCCTCGGCGAGACATTTGGCGGTGCGCTGAATGCCGCGTTGCCAGGGATCGGCACGTTGCTCGGTCCGCTGATGGAGAAAGTGTGGGGCGGGCTCAAGAGTCTCTTCGGCGGAATCTCCCCAGAAATCAAGAGAGCCCGCCAGGACGTCGAGGCCTTCCAGCAGGCGCTCGCGCAAACGCTCACGACGACACAGCAACAGGAAGCCGGCGGGGAGCGCTGGAAGATGTCGGTCATTGCAGTCCGTGACGCCTACCTGGCCACGGGCCGGACCGCCAGCGAAGCCGAGGCCATCGTCCGGCAGCTCTGGGACACCGATCATCCCGACCGCGCGAAGGCCGCGATCGAACAGATCAATCTCGTGCTCGGCGAACAGCAGGGCATCCTGCAGGGCAACCGCGACGAATTGGCGCGCCTCACTGACGAAATGGAGGGGCTGAAGCGCGACGGCGAAATCACGTGGGAAAAGATGCGTGATGCCGCCGGCCGCTACGGCGTGCGGCTCAGTGAGCTCGGGACGGACTTCCAGAACGGCCGTCTCCATGAGTCGTTCCAGACCATCTGGGATGACTTCGTGCTGCTCACTAAGGGTGGCGCGTCCGTGGGCGGCGTGTTGTTCGACATGAAAGACGAGATCATCGCGCTGGCGCGCGAGTCCGTCGAGTTCGGCACGACGATCCCGGCGAACTTCCGCCCGCTGCTGCAGAACCTCGAGGAGGGGGGGCACCTGATCGACGAGAACGGGCAGAAGCTGCTCGACCTCTCCCAGGTGCAGTTCGGCGATCCGATCGTCGCGAAGCTCGACGCCATGACCGAGCGGCTCGGCGTGGTGGCGGACCGGATCACGGCGCTCACCGAGCTGCTCGCCTCCCGGCTGCCGGCGTCCGCCGATGCGGCGGCCCGCAGCCTCGAAGACACGAGCCGCCGCGGCATCACGGCGATGGAGGATCTCGGCCGGGCGATCAGCGACGAGGTCATCGAGATGCACTCGCCGACGGGGCTCGAAGGCATCGTGCACTACGCCGGCCGCGCGCGCGAGGCCGTGATCCGGATGGCCGGCGATTCGATCATCCACGTGCGACAGTTTGCCGATGAGATCGGCCGCATCCCGCTGGTGATGCGCCAGGTCTCCGAAGGGCGCCTCCTTCCCGCTGGTGGCGGGCTGCTGATGAGCACGCCTCCCGTGCCGCTCGAGCGCGGGATTACCGAGACGATGTGGCAGTGGGCGCCGGGGCATGAGATCCCCGAGCTCACCAAGGGCCTGGCCGAATCGATCACGCTGGCGCACCCGTCGAGCCTCGCGATCGCGCCGTCGGGGGCGCCGGTCCCCGCGGTCAATGTCTTCGTGTCTGTCGATCGGTCGGGCGAGACGCGGCCGTTGACGGAGGCCGAGTTCTACGCGCTGCAGCAGCGCGGGCTGACGACGGGGCGGATCACCGTCCCGAGTCGCGCGATTACGGAGCGCTGACGATGCCCAAGCTGCGGTTTCTCGCCACGAATCGCTACCGAGCCTCGACGACGGCCCTCACCGCCTCGTCGGCGGTCTCCGCGCTGCCCGTCGGGGCCTCGCAGAACCCCGACCGGAGTTACATCTGGCGCAGCGTCGCCGGCACCGGCGTCGCGACAATCGACATCGACCTCGCGTCCGCGGTGGCGATTGATAGCGTGGCGATCGCCAACGTGAAACTCGTCGGTGCCGGCGTGCTCGAGCTCTACGAGCGCGGGTCGGCCGGCTCGCCGGGGAGTGCGACACTCGTCGCGACGCTCCCCACGCAGGACCGCGACACGCGCGCGGCGTTCGCGTTCTTCGCGTCGCAGACGAAGCGGCACTGGCAGCTGAAGTGGACCAACCCGGGCGCGGCGAACGACTACGCCGAGCTCGGCTACGCGTTCCTCGGCGCGTACAGCGAGGTGCCGACGAACTTCCGGGTGCCCGTCGCCATCGATCGGGCGGATCCGTCGATGGGGTCAGCGTCGGTTGATGGCCAGGAAACCTGGGCGCGGCGGTCGAAGTTCTTCGCGGGCGCGTGGGAGTTCGTCCGCGTGTCCGACGCGATGCTGGACCAGCTCCGGCTGCTCTGGGACACGCTCGGCGTGAGCGGCGAGTTCTTCCAGGTGGCCGATACGGGGCTGCCGTGGACCTGCTGGTATGCGCGGTGCTCTGGCGGGCTGCGTGCGGAGCTGATGGAGCTCGCCGGGCGCTACACGGTGACCCTGCCCTGGCGTGAGGTGCGGTAGATGGCCGACAACATCACCCTCAACCCGGGGACCGGCGGCGATACGCTCGCCGCGAAGGACGCGTCGAGCGTCAAACATCAGCGGGTGCTGGTCGAGGCCTCGGTGGCGGGGACGCCGACGGACGTCTCCGCGGCGGCGCCCCTCCCGGTCGTGGCGCGGCGCCGCGGGAGCGCGGACCTCCTGCTCGACTACCACGCGATGGCGACGTCGGAGCAGAACCCGATCACGGCCACGCTGCACGTCGAGGACGGCCTGGTCATCAACCCCACAAGCAGCCAGGTGCACTTCACATTGAAAAACGGCAGCGACCAGGCGTTCTTTACGACCACGCCGATCCCGCCCTTCTCGGCGTTTCCCTTGCCCCCGATGACCTTGACCGGCGGGCTGAAGATCACGGCCTCAAGCGCGTCGATGCGCCTGCATCTGAGGTATACGCAGTGAGCCCGACTACCGATCGTCTGTTGCGCGTGCTGCTCTCGACCGCGCTGGCGCTGCTGCTACTCGATGTGGCGGCGCGGGCGACCGGCGCGGGGTCCGCCTCGCGGGTGCTGGCGCAGTTCGGGTCCGTGATCGTCACGAACACGGTGACGGTCAACGTCGACGACGCCAGCGTCGAGGACCCCCTTGGCGAGCTGGCCGGCTCGATCAACAGCAGCGTCCTCGACGTCAACGTGAAGCAGGTCGGGGGCGCGGCCACGGCCGCGAGCCCCTGCCTACAGACCACCGTCACGACCGATCCGATCTCCGTCACGGCCGACACGGTCATCATCGCGAAACACGCGACGAAGAAGACCTACATCTGCAACCTACTGCTCGTCGCGACGACGGCCGAAACTGTGTCGATCATTGAAGGGGACGGCACGACGTGCGCGAACAACCGCGCGGCGCTCGCCGGGTCGACGACGGACGCGAGCGGCATGGCGTTCGGGGCCACGGGCGGGGTCATCGCGGTCGCCGGCGATGGCGTGGTGCTCAACGGCAAGACGGCCAATCGGGACGTCTGCCTCAACGTCAGCACGGGCGGCGTGCGGGTCGCCGGGTGGGTGACATGGGCCCAGCAGTGATGCGTCGGCCCCCACTCGGCGCCGCACTGATGGCGCTCGCGATCGCGCTCCTGCTCGCGACGGTTCCGCTCCGGGCCGCGGTGGCGTTTGCCCTCGTGACCAGCGGCGAGATCAACGACTCGACGGATGCGAACAGCTACACCGGCTCGTCGGTCTCGCTGACGTCAAACAACCTCTATCTCTTCGCCGTGACGAATCGGCGATCGACGGCGACCGTGACGACGCCGACGGTGTCGGGCACGAGTTGTTCGTGGGACCAGGTCGCGACCCGGCCATTCGACACGGAGGCGTCGCCGACGCAGCGCCTCACGGTGTTCCGCTGCCTCGATGCCTCTCCCGGCTCCGGCGCACTGACCGTCGACTTTGGCGGCGTGACGCAGACGGGCATCATCGCCCGGCTCGTCGAGGTCACGGGCATCGACACCGGCGGCACGAACGGGTCCGCGGCCATCGTCCAGACGCCGGCGACCAATTCATCGAATGCGGCGACGAGTCTCACGTGCACGCTCGGCGCGTTCAGCGATGCCGGGAACGGCACGATCGGGTTCTTCGCGTCGAATGCCAACGCGGCGATCACGCAGGGCTCGGGCTTCTCGCTCCTGTATGACGTCGGCAACTCGGCGCCGAACCGGCGATTGATGATCGAGACGCGCACCGACAACGACACGACCGTCGACGCCACCTTGAGTTCAGCGTCCGTGGGGTGTATCGCGCTGGAGATCAAGGCCGCCAGTGGCGGCGGTGGGGGGACGCCCTGCGTCCGGACGCTGCTCGGCGTCGGCTGTGACACGTGGGCATGGCTGCAGGCCCACGTGGCCGGCTGGAGGCGCGGCTGATGCGACGTCTGCTGCCGCTCGTCCTCGCGCTCGTCGCGCTGCTCGGCCTGACGGCCCCGCTCGCGGGGCAGTTCCCGAGCTTCCGCGTCATCCCGGCGAGCACGCCGCCGGACGAGGACCCGCCGGGCGATCCAGGCGACTACCACATCGGCTACGCCAGCGCGGCGACCGAGCGGACGCGGCTGCAGGCCACCGACGCGGCCGGCGGCGAGCGCGAGCGCCTCCAGCACTACGCGAACTGGGCGGTCAATGTCCTGCTGGCGCGGCGCAACGGGACCTCGGTGCTCGGTGTGCAGGATGCCCCGACGGAGGGCAACTACTACGGCGAGGATGCCGGGACGCTCGCCTCGATGTTCGCGACCTTCGCCAGCCTGGACCCGGGTCATGCCTCATGGTCGGGCCTCGTCACGTGGCCGGCCGCCATCGACACGGCGCAAGAGAACGCGGACCTGGCGTGCGCCGTGCTGCGCTACTCGACGCGTATCCGGTCTGGGGACAACTGGAGCGCCGATGGCCGGACGCTGCTCGAGAAAGCCACGCAGGTCCTGACGAGCGGCAACGCCAGCACTAAGGCCGACGGCCCGGTGCCGCACATCTGGAAGGCCTGGCCGGCGCAGGTGTACTCCTGGGCGCCGTACGTGCGGCCGCGGCTCGTCGGGCTGGCGTCGGCCGGCTGCCTGGCCGACATCGACGCGGTGCTCGAGCAGTTCGCGGACGTGGGTCTCGGCCACATCACGAAGGCCAGTAGCGACTACCCGGTCCTGACCGAACAGGAAGGCTGGAACAATACCTCCTTCTCGTCGTGGCTGCTCCTCACGCTGCCGGGGCTGGCGGACATCCTCGACCTCAGCGTCTTCGACGCGACCCAGGAGGCCGCGGTCAAGACGGCGTTGAACCGCTTCTACCTCCGGACGAAGGAGGAGTTCGCCGTTGCCTACACGACGAACGGCGCGCCAGCCCCGGGCTTCCATGAGGGGACGGGCAGCGAGTACGCGCGCGACAACCTGACCGGGGTGAGTCGGCTGTACCTGTGGACGTGGCCCTTGACCGGGCTCAACGACCTGGTCGCGGGTACCTGGCTGCGTGACAGCGTGGCGCAGAAGGCGCTCGAGATCCTGCCGATGCAGTGGGGCCATACCCCGCCCCTGAAACCGTTCGCGGTGCGGTGGGGCATCATCCCGCAGGGCCACTCGAACTTCGACGACGCGGCCAGCTCGTGGGCGCTCTTCAAGGCGGCGCTGAACCGTGCGGGCTACCCGACGCAGGCGGGCCAGTTCCAGTGGATGGAAGAGCAGTTCGGGGTCAACTTCACAACGATCCCGAGCACCACGGCGAAAGTGCCGTCGGCCATCTACGACAACACCGGTGGCGGCAACTCGCAGTACCAGGCCGCATGGTACTGGCCGATCGTCTTCGGGAAGCTCGGCGGGATGGTTTCGACGCCGATTACGTCGATCTCCACGGCGAAAGGCCCGATGGGCTATCGCGTGTGGAACTGCGTGTTCTCGCTGCCGGCGTGTGCGGCGCGTCCGCCGACTGAGGCGACGCTCGTCGCGCTCAACTGGTCGGACGTCGCGTACTACGGCCACACCACGAACGACACGAACCGCGGATGGTCGCTGGTCAGCCGCGGCGGCTACGTCATCCTCCCGCAACTCGGCCACGGGAAGACGGGCTTCGGCACGCACAGCACGGGCGGCGTGCGGGGGCGCTCGCAGTTCATTCCCTGGGTCGACGGGGCGCTCGATTACACCTTCAGCGGATCGGGCGGCATCATCGGCAACCGCACGGTCCATCCGGCCTTCACCAACTTCTCGAACGCGTCCGCCTGGGACCGCATCGCGACGCGCTACGTCGATGACCCGGACAACGTCAATGGCGGCCTCGTGTGCGACGCCGTGACGATGTACGCGACGGGTGTCATCACGACGAACGGCTGGCAGGAATGCGTCTGGGTCCGCCCTGATGACGATGTCGTCGTCACCTTCGCCAAAATCACGCCGGCCGACCCCACCAACGACGTCATCGTCCGGCAATCGGTCCTGCCGGTGCAGCCCGGCTTCGAAAACGGCACGTCCTCGAAGCTGGCGCTCGGCACCTGGCGCTCGACGAATGCGACGACGATGCGGGTCGTCAACCACAGCGGCGCCGCGGCGACGTTCAGCGCGACCGACCAGGACGGCGCCTCGTCGAATACCCAGGTCTGGGCCCGCGCGCACGTCAACGCGCTCCTGCACTACCGGTCGGCGGATGCGTTCCACGTCTACTGGTTTGGCCACGACCCGGCGTATCCCGTCGGCGCGCTTCGAAACAACCTCGAGATTCCAAAGCCGGGCCGCGATGCCGCGCATTGGGGCCGGAACACGCGGAGCTGGCGGCGCTGTCAGAACGGCGCGTACACGGACGGCGCGAGCACCCGGGTCTATCTGACGTGCGTCTACGACGAGACGGGCACGCCGCGGGCCGTCATCGACGCCGATCTCCCCGATTCGCTCGCCGGGCAGTGGTTCGCGCAGAGCCAGGGCGGCAACCCGGGCTTCCGCACGATCGCCTCGGTGGATCGCACGACGACGCCGAAGTCCATCATCCTGAGCGGCGCGACGGTCAACTGGCCGATCGGGACGCCGCGCCACTTTGATCTCCTGGACGACAGCTCGAGCCAGAACGAGTTGGGCTACGACATCGCCGGCGACGGCGCCGATGTCCGCCGCGTGATGGGGGCGGGCCTGCTGGCGATCGTGCCGCCGGGCGCGAACCCGGCGAAGACGGAGTTGTGGGAGGCGATTCAACTCGGCGACGATGATGCCCCGCCAACCGCCGCGACTGTGACGCAGTCGGTCGAGACGGACGTCCAGACGCTGCTGTATCAGGCGGGCACGACGCGGATCGCCTTCACGGTGGGGCGCTCACATATCACGTCTCTCGCGGGCGGCTCGTGCTTGGCGAGCACCGACTACCTGATCGACACGCTCGAAGACGTCGAGGCCGACCACGCCGAACTGTGCCCGGGCTCGGCCTGGACGGTCACCGGGGCTGTTGAGAGCGGCACGAAGATTCGGATGACGCTCAGTAATTCGGGCGGCTCGTTCGTCGTCAACAGCCAGGGCCGGCTGGTGGTCCTGGTGTCCGAGGCGGGCGGCGTCGTCTCGGTGAAGGCGGCCCAATGACCGCCCCGCTCTGGCTGAACCTCGGCGGCCCGGTCGCGGATACGACCTTCGCGGAGTTCCTCGCGTGGCCGGACCGTACCGAGCACGTCCTGGTGGAGGCGGATCCGTCGATCACGCTGACGGGGTGGACGGCCACGGGGGGCAGTTACCCGACGACGTATCAGGTCTCGCGGCCGCGGCTGGTGCAGACGACCGAGGTGCCGGGTGGCCTGTACGCGCCCGTCCTGGGCGTGACGGAGGAGGCGACCGCGCTCACGTCGCGCCCCTCGATCGCGCTGGTCGAGGCGAACCCCGGGAGCTGGTACTGGGACGAGGCGGCCGGCGTGCTCTACGTCCACTCGACGACCGGCGCCTCACCCGCGAGCTTCGTCCACGTCGAGGCCATTGTGCGTCTGTATCTGGGCACGGCCCCCGTCGTCCTCAATCGGACCGCCAGCGACCCCGCGACGGGCGTGTACTACCATCCCTGGCTCCGCGGTGACTTGCCGGAGATCGCGTCGATGGTCGAGGACCTGCTGCACGGGACGAAAATCATCCCGGACGGCAGCGTCACCTTCACGAACGGTCATGGGGCCTGGCATGCGCTGATCGCGCCGGACGGCCCGTGGAACTGGAAGAACCGCACGATCACCTGCCTGGTGGGCGGGGTGTTCAACGGGCGCACGCTGACGCGGGCGCAGTACGCCACGATGGCCACGATGCGCGTCGAAGACGTCGCGGCCGACGAGGAGCGCTGCGCGTTCACGCTGACGCCCGTGACCCGCGCGACCGTGCGCCAGGTGCCGGTCACGTCTTTCGACGAGGCGACCTATCCGGCGCTCGGCGATGGGGTCCGCGGCGCGAAGAAGTGGATCGGCTACGGCCGTGCCACGATGCCGCCGGATCTCACCGACACGACGGGCCACGGGGTCTACACGATCGCTGACGCGGCGTCGCAGACGCTCTTCGCGGTCCATCAGGTCTGGGCGATCGACAAGTCCACGGGGGAGTGGACGTCGCTCACCGAGGGGCTCCACTACAGTGTCGACCTGGTGGCCTGCACCCTGACGATCCTGGACGCCGCCTATCGCTGGCAGGACGTCCGGCTCGCGGTCGACGTCACCGGGAAGCCGGACGGGAGCGGTGGCTACCTCCGCACCTTCGCGGCGATCGTCCAGGATCTGCTCGTCACATTCCTCGGGGTCGCGACCGACGCGATCGATACCGAGGCGTTCACGGCGGCCGCCGTCGAAGGCGCGGCCGAAGAGATCGCCTGCTGGGTAAAGGATCCCCGCGAGATCGCCTCGCTCTTCACGACCTCGGAGCCGGCGACGCCCTCGCTCGGCCGCTCGGTGATGGGCACCGTGCAGCAGTCGTCCGCCGGCCAGTGGACCTGCCGGCTGTATACGCCGGCGGTGCCCGAGGCGCTGACGGCGCTGCGCAAGGAGGACTTCACGCGCTTCACGCCGGCGCCGCAGTTCCAGACCGTCTACGCCGGCGTGCAGGTCTACTACAACTACGACGCGGTCCGCGGCCAGTGGTCCGTCGTCGAAGAGACGGATCCGGCGACCACCTATCGGACGAAGTCGACGGACGTCCTGCCGATCTATACCTTCCTGCGGAGCGCCGGCGCCGCGCGCGCGCTGGCGCAGCGCTACTTGCTCCTGGCCGGCAAGGTGCTCACGACCGCGGCGTTCGAGGAGCGCGGCGCCCGGCTGGCGCAGCACATCGCCGGCGACAAGGTGCGCGTGACGTTCAGCCCCGCGCCGAGTGCGGCAGGCGCCTACGTGGACAAGCCGTTCGAAATCACCGAACTGCGCCTCAGGTTCGCGCCCAAGCTCGGCGTCTCGGGCGTGCTGAACGACATCCGGGATCTCGGCGGGAAGGTGGGGCGGTGGATGGACGCGGCGGCGCCGAATTGGGCGAGCGCGACCGACCTCGAGCGGCAGTCCAGCGGCTTCTGGACGGACGCGAACGGGCTGGCGGACTCTGGCGATCCGACCTCGGGTGGTCGGTCGCTCTGGTGGTGAGGATGCGGACGATCGAGGTGCGGTGCAACGCGTGCGGGGTGACGATACCCGCCAAGCCGGCGACCCTCTGGACGCTGGACGACGAAGGCACGCCGCGGCGGACGGGCCCGCTCGACTTCTGCTCACTCCCCTGTGTGGCGCGCTGGGCGCAGGACGACGAGGTGCGTGCCGCGTATCCCGCCGACTTCGCCCCGGCCGTGCGCGCCGATGGCCTTACGCCCGAGGAGTCGCGCTGATGGCCGTGTTCTCCGCGGTCAACTCGTGCGTGGTCGGGGGCCCGACGAAGAAGGTCCAGCACGACCAACTCCTGGACAACACGATCGCGATCCAGGAAGGCTCGGTCGCGTTCGCGAAGACCGTGCTCGACGGCGCCACGAGCGATCCGGCTGCGCCGGCGTCCGGGGACGTCGCGGTGGCCTACCGGAGCGACCAGGCCGAGCCGGTGTTGCGCCGGAGTTCGGGCGCCACGGAGTTCCTCCGCGTGGGCGGCGTGCGGCAGCGGCACGCCGGGCTCCTCGTGCGGACGCATCCAGACGCGTCGCTACGGCAGTCGCGGATCGTACTGCAGCGGCTGCGCGAAGTGATCTTCGCCGATGGCTATCGGCTGGCGCCGAGTGAGAGCGCGTTCCCGCTGACAGTCGATCTCGCGGCCAGTGGGGCCAACGGGCTCGACCAGGGCGCCGAAGAGGCCTCGACCTGGTACGGCGTCTACCTGATTCGCAAATCCACCGACGGGACGCTGGCGCTCCTGCTGCACAAGGCGAACCGCCTCGTGGTCACGGAGCAGACGACGGTCGATGCGTCGACGGCGCTCCGGGATGCGAGCGCGCGGACGAAGATCGCGCAGTCGTTTCAGGTGTCGTCGGCCGGCACGCTGCGCGCGGCGCTCCTCCAGTGGGGGAAGACCGGCACGCCGACCGGTGGCAACGTCGAGTTCTGGGTGACGGTGGAAGCCGACAGTGCCGGCGACCCGAGCGGCACGCCCCTGGCGACCGGCGCGAAGTTGCTCGCGACCGACGTCAACACAACCGCCCGGGGCTACGCGCACACGTTCTTCGGCGCGCAGGCGATCTCGCTGCCGGCGAGCACGACGCGGTGGCTCGTCGCGCAAGGAGACTTCACGCTCTCCGGGGCGAACTACCTCGCCGCGAGTCGGAACAGCGCCGGCGGCTACGGGTCGGGGTCCGCGAAGAGCTTCGATGGATCGATCTGGTCGGCGCTGAGCGGCGACCTCGCGTTCGTCGTGGTGCACGAGGTGGACGACGCCGCGCTCGTGTTGCCGACGGGCTACGACCAGTCGGTGCTGCTCGACTACGCCTACAACAACAGCAGCGGCCACCTCGAGCCATTCGTGACGCACGGTGAGTGGCACCTCTCGCTGAGCGCGAGCGCCATCGGCACGAAGCTCGGCATCAGCGATACGGCGTCGATCGGCAACGTGCTCTACGACGGCACGCAACTGCCGCCCGTCGCGCTCGTGGAGGTGCGCGGCGTCGGGTTCAATCAAGCCGGCGCGGGGTCGATCCTCGGCCTGGGCCCGCTCGACGGCGGGATGTCCGTCAGCGGCGCGATGGGAGATCCGCGCGTGGCGCTCAAGGTGGCGGGCAGCGGGGGGGACGAGTACGCGCACATGACCGCGTACTTCCAGTGGCAGATGGCCCAGATGTACAAGGGCGGCGGCAACAACAATCAGAGCTTTACACCGAAGGCGTGGCGGGTGCTCGGATGATGCGCTGGACCGCCTGCGTCGAGCGGCTGACGGGCCGCCTGGTCTGGGTCGTGCCGCAGTGCCGGGACTTTGTCGCGGCGGACGCGCAGACGCAACAGATCGTGCACGGCGAGTCGGAGACGTGGCCGGACCCGGCGGTTGATGTCTACGTCGGGGGCACGCTCCGCCGCGCGACGACCGAGGAGCGCGCCGCCGTCAAGGACGCCGTCGAGTCGGCGGCGGCCGACCAGGCGCTCGCGTCCGGCCGCGCCATCATCACGGCCGCGGCCGACTCGCTGCGGCTGCTCTACCCGTCGCTCCCGGAGCCGACGGCGGACCAACGGGCAGCGTTCGTGGCAGCGGTCACGGCGACGGCCAGGACACTGCTGCGGGCGCAGCAGGGGAGGGGGCGGTGAGCGAGCAGGGCATCACCATCGGGGAGATTGGCCGCCGCTTGGCCGCCATGGAGGCGACGCAGCGTGAGCGGCACGAAGAGAACGGCGCCCGCTTGGATCGCATCGACGACAAACTGGCGCAGATCAACGGGCGTGTCGGGCGCGGCGAAGAGCGGCTCAACGCCCACGACCGCGAGCTGCGCGACGTCAAGCGGGACCGGCAGGCCGTCATCGGCGATCGCCGCGAGGGCGAAAGTCTCACCGTGCGGATCACACCGAAGATGTGGGCCGCGCTGGCGGCGGCGTGGAGCGGGCTGATGCTGCTGGCCCAGATGCTGGGGCCGCTGGTCACCAAGTTGCTCGGGGTGCAGCCGTGACGCTGTCGCCGCACCTCACGCTCGCGGAGCTGGCGTGTCACGACGCCGCGCGAACGCCGTACCCGGCCGCGTGGGTTGAGTCGCGGGCGATGCCGCTCGCGCAGGAGTTCGAGCGCGTGCGCGCGCTCTGCGGGGGGCGGCCGATCGCGGTGCTCTCGGGGTATCGCACCGAGGCGCACAACCGGGCGATCGGTGGCGCGCGGAAGAGTCAGCACGTCGAGGGGCGCGCGCTGGATCTGCGCCCACCGGGGCGGATGTCGGTCTCGGCGTTCGAGGCGCTAGTGCTCCAGGCTGCCGCCATGCCGGGGAGTGTGATCCGTGGGGTGGGCCGTTACGCACGGTTCGTGCACATGGACATTCGGCCTGGTCAGTTGAAGCACTGGACGCACGGCGCGCGCGAGCGAGCGGACGTGAACGGATAGGAGAGTTCCATGGATCTACGAACAGGAAAGACGTACGCGAGCGTCGTGGTGCTCCTGGCGCTGCTCGGAGGCGTCGTCGATGCCGCCGCCCAGCCGAAGCCGGTGATCCCGGTGCTCGGCGTCGGCGAGCTCGTGCTCGTCGTGGATGCGCCGCTGGCCAGAGCGCAGGCGCAGACGTATCGCGCCTACATCGACGCACGGCCGGCGCTGGCGCTCACGGTGACGTGTGTGGCGGTTGGGAGCGGCAGCGAGTGCGCGGCACCGCTCAGCGCGCTCAAGCTGACCGGGCAGCATGCGATCGAGGTGACGGCCGTGGTCGTGGCCGCGGACGGCGAGCGGGAGAGTCCGCGGGTGGCACTCCCTTTCGACTTGTCGTTGGCGGCTCCCCCTGTCGCCCCGAGCGCGTCGGGCAAAGTGCGCCCGCAGCCGTAGCGATCGGGGTGATGGCGTGGACCCAATGGGACATCGAAGTGGACGCGCTGGGGCGTGTGCTGGCGAGGCCGCGATGCTGACCAAAGTGGGCGTGACCTATCAGGACTGGGTACGCGAGACGGCCGATCAGGCGTGGCGCTACCGCGCGATGCGCGCGTTCATGACGTGTTGTGTGGCCGTGGCCCTCGTCCTCGCGATGGTCACGCTCTGGATCGTGACACTCAGCGCGCAGAAGCCCGCACCCGCCCGCGTCGGCGCGCCGATCCTCCTCGAGTGGGACGCGGTCGAGGGCGCGGAGTCGTATCGGGTGACGGTGCTCTCGAATGGGCATCGGTGGCCGTGGGATGTGAGGGAGCCGCGGATGTTGATCCCCGCGCCGCTCGTCGGGCAGGTGTTCGAGGTGCGAGTCGCGGCGGTGATAAACGGCGAGGCTTCGTCGCCGGCGAGCGTGACCGTGGTGGGGCGATCGAAGATGGGGACGAGTCAGGCACCGAGTGCGCCGATTCGCGTGAGGATTCGGCGGCCGGAGGCTGGAGACGAGTAAATGGCCGACCTGTGCACGGGATCGTCGAGTCCGAACAGCTGCTCGCACTTCGTCGTCCAGGGCGTCGACGACGGAGAGGCATGGTCGCTCCATACGAGCGACGGCGAGTTGTCCGAGCCATTGACCGCAGAGGAGTCCGCCACGCTCCGGCGGCTCTTGCTCAGGAAGCTGCGACAGAAGGGGATTCCGCTGCCGCAGTTTATTGGCCGCGTGGTGCGCGGCGAGGAGGCAACAAACGTGAAGAGTTGCAACCTGCTTGGCCCTGGCGTGACCGTGACGAAGACGAACATCGGCACGTCGTGGGTGAACGTGCTCCCTGGGGCCAACGGTGAGCGGTCGCTGGTGGACTTCACGGGCTGCACCGAGTATCGGCTCATCGCGAGTGCGAACCTCGTGGGGAGTGGCCCCTTCGGTCTGCGTGTCGTACGGGACAGCGACTCGGTGGCGCTTTACGAGAACGCGAACATCGCGCAGACGGGCGAGCGCGAATTGGACACCGATTGGCAGACGCTTCCGGCGGAGGCAAGTGGTCTCGCGTTGGTGCGCGTGCAGGCAAAGTCGGTCACGGCCACGGATGACCCGGTGTTTCGCCGGGTGACGATGCTGGTGAAGTAGCATGCCCTACAACCCGTTCAGCCTCACCGGGATTGCCCCCGAATCCGTGATTATGTCGTCGTCGACGGGGTATGGGGATATATCCCTGATGATCCTGGATGGGACCACGGAGAAACTCGGCTTTCGGTTTTTCGCCTCTGGTGCATCAGCGATCACCCATGTGAATGTCCGGCTCAACATCGTCGGGACACCGGGAAGTTTTCGCACGGGGATCTTCACGGACGACGGCACGGGCAACACACCAAATGCGCAAGTAGGCGATTGGACGGGGACTTGGGCCGCGCCCGGCGCTGATGGCATGTCCGGCGCGCAGGCCCTCGCGACGGACACGGGTGACTTGACGCCAGGGGCCGCCTATTGGGTCGTGATTGAGTATGTCAGTGGCACACTCGATGGGTCGAACTACATCCAACTACAACGGCTCGCGAACGTGGGGGCCAGTCTCAGCATGGTGCTGTGTCGTCACCATAATGGCACGAACTGGACCACCACTACCTCACAGACGGCAACGCCGATCTTCACGTTAACACACGCGGATGGCGATCTCACGGGCTATCTCGCGGGACAGTCGGCGTCCATCAGTAATTCATCGGCCACGGCGATCTACGGCAGTAATCGTGAGGCCCTGCGGTTCCGGTCGGGCGCACAGATGCGGGTGTACGGGTGCCTGTTCATGATCGACAAGGTCGGGACACCGACCAGCGGGTTGGTCATCAGTGTCTACGAGGGTGACACCCTCAAGAGCACGATCACGCATGCGGCTGGGTTTGTGGCGGACTCCAGCGGTTCGACATTCCCGGCGTTATTCGATGATCCCCCGCTGCTCTCGGCGGACACGGACTTGTTCATCGTCTTCGAGCATGAGAGTGCCGGCGGGAGCGGGAGTCAGTACTATCGCCTGTGGGTCACGCGCTGTATATCGGAGGCGGAAGTCGAATTACTGGCCGGCGAACATTGGAAGATGGTGTATGGGTCTGGGAATCCATCCACGATGACGCCGGTCACGACGGAGATTCCTTTTGTGACGCTGCTCACCAAACTGCCTGCGGAAGGGTTTGACCAAGCGCGCGTCTCCCCCCGCACACGCCCCCTAAGGAGGGCCTAACATGCCTGCCCCGCCTGCTCTCGACAACGCCCGCACCGGCACGCCGGACGGTTCGAGTGGGATTCAGATCGCGACCGTCGTCGTCCAGGAGGGCACCTTCGAGGCCCCGGCCGGCATCGCGCTCACCGACCGGCTCGCGGCCGGCCTGACGCCGGACCGCAACGACATCAGCGCCGTCGACACGGCGACGGACATGTCGACGACGGACTTCGCCGGCAGCTCGGGCGCGAACCTGTTCGCGATCAACAACCGGGGGGCGATCGTCGTCTGGTGCACGTTCGACGACGCGGTCGCCTCGGCCACGGTGCGGCTGATTTACTACGACGGCAGCAACAACCCGCTGTTCGTCGGGCCGCCGCTGACGTTCACGGCGCTGGCGCAGCGCATCTCGTCCTCTGGTCACTACATGACAGAGCCGCAGATCGTCGAGTCCTACGGGGCGAGCAAGTGCCGGCCGTATCTCGTGACGCTCGGCAGCGGCAACGTCGCGGACATCTTCGCGCACCCGATCTGAGGTAATGGACCGACATGAGCTTCGGCGCGATCCCGCTGCTGTTCTGGCGGACGTCAGCAGGCACAGCCTACTCGCTCGTCTGCGAGGCCGGCAGCGTCACGATCGCCGGCCAGTCGGCAGCGCTCGAACGTGGGCTGAGGCTCGTTGCTGCGGCGGGGACGGTCGAGGTCGCGGGACAAGCGACGACGCTGCGCGCGTCCCTGACACTCGCGTGCGGATCTGGGGCGGTCGAGATTGCGGGCGGCGCGGCGACGCTGATCCGGGGCAAGTTCGTCGTCGCCGAGAGTGGGAGCGTCACGGTTGCCGGGAGCGCGGTCACCCTGCGCGTCTCGCGGCTGTTGGCTCTGGCCGCCGGGGCGGTGCTGGTCGTCGGCTCGTCAATAGGGCTGACGGTGCACCGAGAGGTCGTAGCCGAGGCTGGTGCCGTCGTCGTCAGCGGGCAGGCGGCGGCGCTACGGCACGGCCGCGCGATCGTCGCGGGGTCTGGTGCCGTCACGATCGCGGGATCGTCGGCGGGTCTGCGGGCGGATCGACGACTCGTCCTCGGGGCCGGCACGGTCGTGGTGGCCGGCACGGACGTGACGATGACGGTCGGCGTGATCTCCGCGATCACGCTCCTGTCGCTGACCGACGAAGTGCTCCGTGTCGCGGGGGCGACCGGCGAAGTGTGGCGCGTGGCGGGCGTGTCGGGTGAGACGCTGCGACCGAGGTGACCATCAGAGATCGGGAGGACTGACGAATGGCTGCGTTCAACCGCTACAACATCTTCGCCGAGGATCTGGCGAACAAGATTCACGACCTCTTCGGCACGACCGACACGCTGAAGGTGCTCCTCTCGAACACGGCCCCGAACGCGGCGACCCATGCCGTGAAAGCGGATGCCACCGAGATCTCGGCCGGCAATGGCTACTCGGCCGGCGGGGTCGACATCGACAACGACGGCACGCGCAGCACGAACGTGGTGACGGTGACGGCCGCCGACAAGACGATCACAGCGTCGGGCGGATCCATCGGCCCCTTCCGCTACGCGATCCTCTACAACGACACGCCGACGTCACCCGCTGACCCGCTGATCGGCTGGTGGGACTACGGGTCGAGCATCACGCTCGCGGACGGGGAGTCCTTCACGTTGGACTTCGGCGCGAGTCTGCTGACGATCACGGCGAGCTAGGCCGATGGCGATCACGCGGTTCGAGTCGGACGACGCGGTCAACGAGCGGACCGACGCCGAGTACGCGACGCGGTTCATCGAGGCCTCCGG